AATATCAAGGAACTCATCTTCACTTTCTACATTCTGAGCATTTGCCCATTCTTTCATTACTGCTCTTAGATTCTTTAGGTTAAGCGGCTTTACTGTGATAACCGTTCCATCCTGAAGTTCTAATTCTAGTGTTTCGTATACTTTTGTTGCCATTTATTTCTCCTTTTCTTGTCTATAACAATTATACAATATCAAATAATAAAGGATGCGCGAACGCATCCTTTATTATATAATATTAAATTATTTTTTTAGACTACACATACACTCTGTCAATAATCTTTCCGTATGCGGCATTGCCGTCATTTGATTCATTTATTGAAGATGGGAGCATTCTAAAGTTTACTGGGAATAGTGTAGCGTTGTCTCTTTGGACTGCAACACCGACAGCATCCATAGATACTGCACGATAGCCGATGTAAACTCTTTCTGCTTTGTTTGTTGTTCCACTAACAAGGTTAGATGGACCGGGGCCAACGAAAAGAACTGATCTTTCAACTGGTTCGTATCCAAGTGATCCACCGTTAATATCAAGTACGCCAGCGACGCTGCCTGCATTTACAGATGCAGCAGATGATGCTGAGAAGTACAGTGATGCTGCGCCAGAATCAAGACTTGTTGGTCCTGAGTCTGCACTTACAACTGAACTAGCAGAATCTAGATTACCATTTAGTTTGATATCACCATTAGCACCTGTTCTACCGCCAATAGCGACATAAAGGTTCTCAAGTGTTCCTTCTGTTAATGATGTAGCAACAGTAACCTGTTGTCCTGACTTGAACATCTTTGCAACGTCAAGTAACTGATCAACAGTCACCTCACCGTATGTTGGCTGAATGTTCATTGTTACACCATTTTGTGTGTAACCAAGATGATACCAGTATGCGCTTGCTGAAGCAACCACTTTGGTTGGATCTTGTGCTGTTGCACTTGCTGAATTAAGAACAATCTTTGTTTGCTCTTCACCAGCCTTTCCAACATAGAAAGTTGCTGCGCCAACAATGATATTCTTTGCATTAAAATCTCTTGCCATTATTTTCACCTCCTAAAGTTTTAAAAAAAATAAAAATAACGTTTCCTCATTTGTATCTTATCATATTAAAAATTATTTTGTGTAATCATAAGAAAGAGTTAACGTTGTAATATATTTAGGTTTATAACTATCTAGCCTTCTTTCTTCAGATATAAAATTATTTTGATAAACATGAATACACTTAAAGTCAACCATACTATCTCTTAAATAATTATTTATCTCTTGTGCGCTTTTGTCAAACTTCTTTAAGTTATCATATATAAAATTTTTAACATAAAGAATATCTGGAACATCTCCAACTATACTGTATATAGCCTGCTCTTTATGAATAGGCCAGAATGTATCATCTGGAGTTTCAAATAAGTAGTCGTATAAAATATATGGAGTCTTATCTGACTCTGGAGCATTGTTTTCGTGAACTGGATAAAATGGTCTATATGTATATCTTGATGTATTCCATACAGCACTTGATACAGCGGGGACTCCTGCCACAGATCCTGTGGCTAAACCCCATAAATAGTTATTTATTAAAACAATTGGTATTTTAGTATAATCATTCGACATTTGTTCTATTTGCTCCAAGTGCTATTTTATCTGCATCAGTCTTAGACTGATTTATAATTCCAGTAATCTGTCCAGCATTTATTTTAGGAATAATACTGCTACGTCTAAGTCTAATGTTATCATTAATCTTTTCAAAAAATCTAAATTCTTTTAGAACTCTTTTTGCTTGAACTGAAGTAAACTCTTTAAACTCTTGACTAAATGCACCCTTAACTTCAGTTCCACCGGGATGTTCAACAAACGAGGGCTTACTTGTTTTAACAAATCTTCCATCTCTAAGACGATATAGAAGATATTTTGATCTTCTAGGTCTAATTGTTAGAGGCTTTCCTTCCTCCATAACAATTGCTTTGCTAGCAAACTTGTATCCTTCTCTGTTTGGATTTTTTGCTGGTTTAAATGAAAAACTCATTATTACACCATTGACACTCTTAGTTATATTTTTCTTAAATAGTCTAGAAGCCTTATCTCCAGTTAAATCAAACTCATATATATGGTGAAGTCTGTATGGGTTAGCCCTTGCTCTAGCATCAACATAGTTTTCAAAATATGTTAGTAAAAGTTTGGCTGCGCCTTCTTCAATTAAATCTTTATTTTTCTTACTATGAACCCTTGTTAGAATTTGCATATCGTATTCAGTAAGAGCAATTATTTTTTTAGCAAACCCTCCATCATCAAATGATTTAATTGAAGGCATCAGGTAGCCAACTTTTGAATTTGTTGTCTTACAATTACAGTTTCGTATTCTATTATTCTTCCATCAAAACCTACTAGTGGTGTAGATCCTCTTGGCTCAAAAATAGTTGTTCCATTTAGACCACCCTCAGATGATGGGTACTGTGTTTCTAAATATATTGTCTCTTCACTATTTCTAACATTAGCAATTCTATATTCACTATCTATTTCCATAGAAGATCTCATTTTTAAACTTGTAGTAAATATATTAATATAGTCTTCAAGACTAACTGAAACAGAGTTGTCTCCAACGCCTTTTCTTAGAATACCTCTAACTAGACAATCTATTGTGTCATCTAAAGTCCAAACTTTTACAGCACCGCCAATAGAGTTTTGACTTATTGTTGGCACATAAATATCTGCTTTCATTGTATATGCTATAGAGGCAAGACATTTTCCCATTTATATCACCATATAGCGAGGTTCATAATACCAAGGAGATATTAATGAATCAACCTGTAGATTTCCTGTTCCTCCAGCAAAATCCTTACTATAAGTTATATCATAAGAATCTGTTTTCATTGCCTGAATTGCTTTATTTCTAATGTTCCAGTCATTACATAAATAATCTTCAACTAGAAGAGATGTAGCCATTTCAACTCTATTTGGAACATACTCATAGCCAAATACGCCAACTATTTTATATCTTCTATCTTTTTTAAATACGCCTTCCTGCGGAATAGCAACCATCTCTGGAAATTCTAAATTATCATAAATATCTGGATCTGTTTTAACTATTTTAATCCTATTCTTTGAATCTGATGATTCAATCTCATAGTCAAAATCATTTCTATCAGAATCAACGTCATACACAATTGAATCATCTTCATAAATTGAATGAATTTCAAGAATTCTCATTGGAAGAAATAGAACATCAGAATTATTTCCATAGACTGTAACACTAGTTATTTCCTTATTAAACTTGACGGGAAGGTGACTTTGTAGATATAATCTTGCTTTTCTTTCTGCATTCTGTAATTCTGAATCTGTTACACCAGCACTTATGCTTGCTATTTCTTTAATTCTTGAAACAGTTGCATATGGTCTAACAAGTGAAGCATATTGAATTGATTCAGAGGCTCCATTTGAAGCAGTTACAGAAAGCCATTGAATTTTAATATTACGGTCATATTGATTATATTCTTTATCTATAGTTGCTTTATAAACGTATGAAGCGCCAGAGGCTGCTTGACCGCCAACAATAAAATCATTAGTATCAAGATCATATATTTCAAAGTAAACTCTACTAACATTACTTGCACTTGTAAATGTTATAGAAGCACTTGAATTATCTTCTCTGACATATTCTTTCAAAATAAATCACCTCATTCCTATTTTACTACAGATTAGATAAATAGGAAAGGGGCTACCAGACGGTAGCCCCTTATCCATTTTAGACTTATCAGCCTGTTGCAGCGTTAGCCTTTGCCAGAGCAGAAAGTTCTTCGATATTTAAGCCCATGCGAACATAGACTGTGTATTCGATTGTATCCTTCTTTGGCTTGAACTCGCGGTGAACAACTACGTCTCTTTGGAATCCCCAAATTCTATTTTGTGGGAATGTCAAATCAATGTAGTAGTCTGGATATAGCGGAACTTCCATAACTGGAATACCAAAGATAGAAGTTGTCATACCTGCTGGTCCACCAACACGGGCTGGTGTGCCACGGAGAACACCTGAAGCGATATCCTCTGGAACACCTCCAGAACCGATTGTGCGTAGATCTGTTAGCAATGTTTGAATATTCTTTGATGAAGCATAGAACTTAAGATCACCTCTACGAGCCTTGTACTTGCGTCCAAGAGAATTATAGAGTGCTTCAAAGAATGCGATTGCTGAACCAGTCTTTAGTGATGCTGATGTTGTTGCTGCTGAGAAGTAAATTGATGCTGTTGGAAGAGTTGCGGCTGTTCCAAAATGATTACCTCCAGCGGCTCCATCGGCTAGTGCAATAAATCCATCAAGTGTGTATGGATAAGAAACACCAGCGTATGATGCTGTTCCTTGTGCTGCTTGACCATTGATTGCAATATCTTCAAGATCGTTACCGAACTGTGATGCCATTAGGCGAACGATGTGATCCTCAAGGGCTGCGCCCTCAATATTATCCTCAAGACCCTCAGTAGAGAGTTCGTAATCAAGACGGAACTTTGTTGTAACAACTTCAACCTTGGTGAACTGAGCACCACGGTTAACGTATGTTCCTGTTCCAGATGCGGCATCGTAGATATTGTCGCTTGCTTGTGCAGCCTTGCGAATAAGACGAGTACCTACTTGTACTTTATCAAATTCTGCTGTGTTTGAACGCATAACTTGTCTACGACCATCATTTCCAAGAACCATCTGATCAAACACATAGTCAAGGAATTGACGAGATTGTTCTGGTAAAAGAACACCACCGGCTTGTGTTGCTGGATTTGTTGTCAAGTTTTCCATATTACCACTTGTGGTAAGGTCGGAAATAATGGCACCAGTACCAACATTTGTTACTGCTTTATTAATAACGTCACTCATTTACTTTACACCTCTCTTTCTTAATTAATTAAAATATTTCTGCGGAATTGAGGAAACGTCCGCCCCACATTGACTTTCTCAACACGGGTTGTTCTGGCGCACTAAACTCTAGTTCGCCAGACTTTCTCATTGCTGTATCTTCCTCAACAGAGTTAACTCTTGCTGAGAGTTCATCTGTATTCTTCATAAGATCAGCAAAACTTTTATTAAGTTCCTCGTACTTATTTTGCAATTGACCAATCTTGTCATCAATAGACTTAGCCAACTCTGAAATAGAGTTGGAAACAGTATTGATTCCTGCACTGCTTGCGTCAACTGACTTTGCAATTGCTTCTTCAACTAAACTCTTGACTTCACCTAAAGCCTTAGCAAGATCAAATTGTTCGGAAGTGTCAACGGCTTGATTCTCTACGCCGTCAGCCTTTTCAAGATCAACGTCTTCTTCGTCAATCTCTTCTACTGTCTCTTCCACTTCGAATTCAACCTCTTCGGCATCGGCGGTGTCAAGTTCAGGGCTTTCTACATTATCAGCCACTTCAACACCTCCTTCGTTATTTGAATCAAACTTTTTCATTGATTCTTCTTTTTTCTTACTTGCTAAAGGATGACCCTTTGGCAATAAGTCTGTATCAAACGGTTTTCTTTTGAACCTTCCAGTTCTTATGGCAGAAAGGAAACCATTCACTCTAGCAAGCGCCCATTGCTCTGCTGATGCGACATTTGGGCGCACAGAACCGGGATTAGTTCTATACGCTCCTATACCACGATTATATACTTGTCTAAGCATAGCAAAAGTTACCTTCTTAGAACTAACATTACCATATTTTTGATTATGTTGTGTTACTAATTCTTTTAATCTTGCACTAGATCCAGATTCAGCCTTTTCAATTTTTTTTTCTAATGGCTTAAGTTTTTTCAGATTACTAAGTTTCTTGGCAACTCTTCTATCTGTAGGAACAAATTTACCAGATCCAGTTTCACGATAAACTCTAACAATTGCTACAGGATTCTCATTAGTAGCCTCAATCATTTCATTTGTTCCACGAACCTTTACAGATCCAGATCTTTTTATAGATTCAATTTTACCTTTAGCATATTGTGTTGGCTGTGGATCTTTATTAACTGCATAAGCAACAAAATCTCCAGATGACACTTCACCGGGAGAAACTTTATACATTCTTTTCTTTTTGGGTTTTCTAACCATTTCTGAAACTTTGCCGGGAAGTCCTTGTTGTGGATTTCTATTAATTGTTGTTTCATTAGTTATCGTTTCTTTTGATACTTCATCTTCTTCATCTTCTTCAAGATCATGAATATGCATTTTCTTTTGCATGACTGACTCAACAGCCTTAGCAATTTCACTATCATTATCTGAATCTTCTGATTCAACCCAACCAATAATATCCATAGATTTATGACACATCACACAATCAGCAAGTTCATATGACTCTGTTATTGCAATCTCATCTTCTTTACACCAAAAGATATTTTCAACAGAGAATCCTGTAGCAATACCACTTGTTACTATTTCATCATTAACTTTTTGAATTGATAAAATATTAGCAAACTGATTTGCTGGACTATCAACAAGTGATAGTTCCATAAGTTCATATTGCTTTACAATACGAATAGGCTGTTCTGTTTCTTCATCCATTGAGGCTTCAAAATCAACAATCTTTCCGCCGATAGAAAAACCTGTAAGTGTTCCATCAAGAACCATTTGCCAGATATTTTCTGCACCTTTAGAAATATAAGCATCGACAAAAACTCCACTATAAGACTTAGCGGTTTTTGGATCATAAAAAGAATTCTCTCTAAAAGAGACAAGTTTTCCAGCCGGGATAGGCTGGTGCATAAGACGAACGTTTCCTCTAAAGTTTTCAAATGCTTTTCTTGAAGCCTCTGAAAGAAGTTTATCTCCTTGACGATCAATATTATCTAAGGTTGCGAATCCACTAACCATTCGGCGTTCTTCATCAACCTTAGCGATAGGCATAGTGAATCGCAAATTACTATCATCGCTTTCAAAGTGTGCTTTATATATTTCTCTCATGTTAATATTATATAACAGTTCCTTTGTTTATTAGTTTTGCTGTCTACCTTCGCCCATTGAGGCTCTTGGTAGTCCACCAGCATCTGACTCGTTTGCACGTCTTTCTTGGTCTCTCATTCTATTTCCTGTCGCTTGAGCAGTTTGTTCTGCTGCTTGTTGTCCAGTAAGTTGAACAGGC